GATTAGTTTTAGCTATGGGACCACAATGTTATAAGGATAAAGAACGATATCCTGAAGGCCCGTGGTGCAAGGTCAATGATTGGGTAATGTTTGCACGTTACGCCGGATCACGGATCAAGATAGATGGCGGAGAAATGCGTCTTCTAAACGACGACGAAGTATTAGCAACAATTGATAGTCCAGAGGACATCTTGCATGAGTTTTAATCATAGGAAGGAGTAACTATGCCAGAAGAAGAAAAGAAAATGGTACCTATAGATACATCAGGACCTGATGCTACTGTAGATATCGAAGAAAAAAAAGATGAAGCTGTAATTGAACAGCCAGAAGAAAACACGGAACAAGAAACAATAGTAGAAGAACCAGTAAAAGAAGAAACAAAAAAATCAGACGAAGATTTGGAGGACTACAGTAAAGGTGTACAATCTCGTATTGCGAAACTAACTCGTAAAATGAGAGAAGCAGAAAGAAGAGAACAAGCTGCTTTAGATTATGCCAAAGGTGTAGAAGAAAAAAGACAGATTTTAGAAAAGAGGTTTGAGAAAACTGATTCTGAATATGTTAAAAAATTTGAGACTAGTATTAGTTCAGGTTTAGAAGCTGCGCAAAAAGAATTAGCGTCAGCGATTGAAGCCGGTGATGCAGCAGCTCAAGTTGAAGCTAATAAAAGAATTGCAACTCTTGCTTTTGAGAATGCAAAACTTGAACAAACTAAACAAGGTAGAGAAGAGCAAAAGGTTGAACAACCTGTGTTATCTCAACCTCCTGTTCAAACAAAACAAGTGGATGAACCTATTAATCCCGATCCTAGAGCTGAGCAATGGGCTTCTAATAACTCATGGTTTGGTACTGATAAAGCAATGACTTATACTGCTTTTGAAATACACAAGGATTTAACGGAAAAAGAAGGTTATGATCCAAACTCAAACGAGTATTATGCAGAAGTTGACAAACGTATTAGAGTTGACTTTCCGCATAAATTTGGTAATACTGATAATAAGCAAACGACCGCTCCTGTTCAGACAGTTGCTTCTGCTACAAGAAGCGTAAAGCCTGGTCGCAAAACTGTGAGACTCACATCTTCACAGGTAGCAATAGCTAAAAAATTAGGTGTGCCACTCGAAGAGTACGCAAAACAATTAAAAAACACGAAGGAAGGAGCGTAATATGGAAAAAGAAAACAAAAATACTTCATCTCGTGCGAGCCAAACACGGTCAAAGTCTGAACGACCTAAAGTGTGGGTTCCACCATCTTCTCTAGATGCACCCCCTGCACCTGATGGATTCAGGTATAGATGGATAAGAGCAGAAAGCGTTGGCTTTCAGGACACTAAAAATATAACCGGAAGAATAAGAGAAGGTTATGAATTAGTTAGAGCTGAAGAAGTCGAAAATGCATCTGATTATCCAGTCCTCGATGAGGGCAAATACAAGGGAGTGATTGGGGTCGGTGGCCTTCTACTTGCGAAGGTACCAAATGAGATTGCGCAACAACGTCAAGAGTATATGACTAATCGTCATAAACAAAGAGACGAAGCCGTAGCAAACGATCTTATGAAGGAGCAGGATAGTAGAATGCCAATCAATGTTGAAAGGCAATCTCGTGTAACCTTCGGTGGTACGAAAAAATAATTTTTCAAATCACTGAATTTAATAAACCGTACTGGAGGCCCTTAGGGGCAGGTACATAAGGAGAAACAACTATGGCAAATAGAAACACACAAGGTTTTGGTTTGATCCCTGCAGGAACTCTTGGCTCAACGCCAGCGACTTCTGGTCAAGGCAAATACAAAATCGATGCGGGTTATGCAACTACTATATTTCATGGTGGTGCTGTTGCTTCTGCTGCTGGTTACATTGTTGACGGACAAACAACTGATGCACCTATTTTAGGTGTGTTAAATGGAATATTCTATAACGCGGCTACAACTTTAAAGCCGACGTTTGCGAATCATTACGTCCAAGTAACACCAGCAAACTCAGAAGATATCGATGCATTTGTATTCGATAACCCTCAACAACAATATGTAGTAGCAACTGATGCTGCTGTAGCACAAGCTGGATATTTAGAAACGTATGACATGAACACTTCCGCTGGTAGTACAACTACTGGTCAGTCTTCAGCTACACTAGATATCGCAGACACAAGTGCTGATGCAGCTTCATGGAGATTACTTCGATCTGCTGAAGATCCTGAAAACGATGAAAATGCGGCTTTCAGATCTGTAGTAGTAGTTGCTAATCTAATTGAGCTACAATCGTAAAGCTAGAATAGGAGAACAATAATGGCAATATCACGATCACAACTAGTCAAAGAACTAGAGCCAGGTTTGAACGCACTGTTCGGCTTGGAATATAAAAGGTATGAAAATCAGCATGCTGAAATTTATGCCGAGGAATCATCTGACAGAGCTTTTGAAGAAGAAGTTATGTTATCTGGTTTCGCAAACGCACAAGTAAAAGGTGAAGGTTCAGGTGTATCATTTGATGAAGCACAAGAAACTTTCACAGCTCGTTACACTCACGAGACTGTAGCTTTAGCGTTCGCAATCACTGAAGAAGCGATTGAGGACAACTTGTATGATAGACTTGCGTCTAGATATACAAAAGCTTTAGCTAGATCTATGAGTAATGCTAAACAAGTAAAAGCAGTAGAACCACTAATTCAAGGTCTTCCATCAACAGATGGCTTTGATTCAGGTGACGGTGTATCTTTATTTAATACATCACACCCAACAGTGGCTGGTACTTTTGCTAACACTTTAGCAACTCAAGCTGACTTAAACGAAACTTCATTAGAACAGTCTATGATTGACATAGCTAAAATGACTGATGAAAGAGGTTTAAGAATTGCTGCTAGAGGAGTAAAAATGATTATTCCTTCTGAGCTACAATTCACAGCTGAAAGATTGATGAAGTCTCAAGGCAGAACTGGAACAGCTGACAACGATATCAATGCAATCGTATCTATGGGTATGGTTCCTCAAGGTTATAGAGTGAACAATTACCTAACAGACTCAGATGCATATTATATCTTAACAGACATTCCTAACGGAATGAAAATGTTCAACAGAGCTCCATTGACAACTGCAATGGAAGGTGACTTTGATACTGGAAACGTAAGATACAAAGCTAGAGAAAGATACTCATTTGGTGTATCTGACCCTAGAGGTATTTACGGCGTTGAAGGTGCGTAATAAGTAATTTTTGTGGCGGGACACAGTCTCGCCACAATTAACAAATAGAAAGAAAAAACCATGAAAAAATTTACAGTCAACATTTGGGCGTACGATCATCACGCTAAATTTACAGTAGAATCAGAAGATTCCCCAACTGACCTAGAACAATCAATCCTTGACAAACTTGGAGAAAACAGTATAGTTTGGGAAAACCTTGGAGTTAGTTATGACAACAAGGTAAATAGAATAACCTATGAGGAGGTTATAGATGATACAAGACCTATACAAACAAAAAAGGTCCTTGGAGTTGAAGTGGGAACAGGAGCATCTAGATAATAATAGATATACTCTTGAGATGGTTAGAATTGACGATAAAGTCAAACAGATCATCACAGACATTAAGCTTGAAGAAGCTAGAATGGCTCACATACAGAACAACATAGAAAGTTCTGCTCCAGAAGTTTCAGTGGCTTCTTAGTATAAAAGCTACATCGTTGGAATAAATCCACTCCACACTACAGGCTCTCTTGCACTCTACTAAAAACTAGTATATACTTTTATCACTATACATAAATTGAATATCGACGCGTATAGTCGACGGCCTAGAGACGATATTCAAATAACTAGGAGGATAATAACATGGCAAACACTACGTTTTCAGGACCGGTCATTTCTAAAAATGGCTTTGTAAATACAGGTCCTGGTATGACTGTTAGCTTAACAGCTGACACAACTTTAACTGTAGCTACTCACGCTGGCAAAATTTTACTTACAAATGATGCAGATGGTAAATTTACTTTACCTTCAATCAATGTAAATTCAAATGGAGCAACAGCTGGTGATACAGATTTTAATAATCTAAACAACATTGGTGCAACTTTTCATTTTTATGTGGAAACTGCTGCAACTGATATGGATATCAAAACAGATGGTACTGACAAATTTAAAGGTGGTATCATGATAGCTGTAGATGATGGTTCTAAAAAAGCTTTCATTCCAGGTGCAACAAATGATGTTATAACTATGAACGGTTCTACAAAAGGTGGTATCGTTGGTAGCGTAGTATCTTTCACAGCGATTGATACTGCTACATACTTAGTCCACAATTCTTTATTGCTTGGATCAGGTACAATAGTAACACCGTACGCGGATAGTTAATAAATAATTAGTGTGGGGCTTCGGCCCCACATATTAATTTTAAGGAGAAACAAATTATGGCAACATCAGACCAACAGTTTTCTACAAGAACTTCTGACGGTAGATTTGGTAGAGCAACAGACGCTTCAGGTTCATTTATTGGACCAGCTAGAATAACTTATATTCAAGTTGAAGGCGTAGCTAATAGCAATATCAAACTATATGATGGAACAGATGCAACAGGTGCTTTAGTATTCGAAGGTAATTGCGGGACTGAAGGATTAGATATTTATGTTCCAGGAAGCGGTATCAGATGTAGAACTGGAATATATTTAGATTTAACTAATACTACTTCAGTTACTATCGGATACACTGGCTAGGAGGCTAAATGGCTAATACCACTTCAGGAACTGCAACGTTCGACAAGACTTTTTCTATTGATGAAATTATAGAAGAATCTTTTGAACGTATTGGATTAAATTCTGTAGCTGGCTATCAAATGAAGTCAGCCAGAAGATCTCTTAATATCCTATTTCAAGAATGGGGTAATAGAGGTATTCACTATTGGGAAATAGGAGAATTAGATTTAGATCTTGTACAAGGTCAAGCCGAGTATAAATTTTTCAGAGCTAGTTCAGATGGTACAAGTGCTACATCAAATCCAAATGGTGTATATGGAATATCCGATGTTCTTGAAGCACAATTAAGAAACAATAGAACTCAAACAACTCAATCAGATAGTCCTATGACTAAAGTAGATAGATCTACTTATGCAGGATTTTCTAATAAACTTTCACAAGGAACGCCTAATCAATATTGGGTACAAAGATTTATTGATCATGTAAGTATTAGTGTTTATCCAACACCAGATTCTACTAATGCATCTAAAGATATGCATTTCTATTATATAAAAAGAATTCAAGATGTTGGAGATTATACAAACGCAACAGATATACCTTTTAGATTTGTACCTTGTATGACTTCAGGTTTAGCTTTTTATCTTGCACAAAAATATCAACCACAATTGGTTCAACAAATGAAATTATATTACGAAGATGAATTATCTAGAGCATTAGCTGAAGACGGTTCTGCTTCTAGTACTTATATTACACCCAAAGCTTATTACCCAGGAACATAATGTCTAAATATGCAGTAGGAAAACATTCAAAAGCTATTTCAGATAGATCAGGACTTGAATTTCCATATAGAGAAATGGTTAGAGAATGGAATGGTTCGTTTGTTCATTATACAGAGTTTGAACCAAAACAACCACAATTAGAACCAAAACCAACAGGTGGAGATGGTGTTGCATTATTAAATGTTAGACCTGATAGAACAGAACCAATTACAACTGTAATGATATCACAAGATGGTTTTGAAACATATGCTGCAGGATCAGGAATTATAAATGTATTTTCACCTGGACATGGTTTAACAAATGGAACAACATATTTATTTAGAGGACCACCAACAGTTTCACCTGGAACAGGAACATCAACAAACGCCGTTTTTGCTTATGCAACTATTCCTAACTTTGATGGAATTACAGGAGCACAAATAGGACAAGGTTCAGGCTATGCTATTACGACAGGAAAATATGTTAGTGATACAGGAAGTGGAAGTCCTGGGAGAAACACGTCTGATTATATGACTAGTAATTTCTTCTTCTTTACAGTTAATTCAGATACTGCTACAACTGGTAGTGTAAAAGGAGGAGGCTACGGTTGTTCCGTTGGGCCTATAACAATAAGCGCATGATAAATAAAATTTGGAATTGGATAAAAAATATTTTTAAACCTGAAAAACAAGATCCTCATCTTGAAATGTATG